GCAGGCACACAGTATGACGGAGGCGATACTGGCGGCAATGCCGTCCACATATCCGACGGTCTCTCCTGCGTGTGCTTTGATGATATTTGCAATGGCGATCCCGGCGAACACATCGCCGCCGCCGGAGTTGAAGTGAATTTCAACCGGCTTGTCCGGCTCAATCTGGTTGAAAAAGTCGGCTACTTGCTGGGGGCACTTGTCATTGGCATATTCGCCGCCATATCCGCTGTAGTCGTACATGCAAATATCGCCGTAGAAGTTCAGCACAGCTCTGTCCGCCTCATTATAGAGGGCGCAGTAGCCGACTTTTTCTCGCTTGTTGCTCACTCGGTTAAAGCGCTCAAAATTCAATACCTTGTTCATACGATCCTCCTTTCCGTCAGTCTGTGTTGGCGCCATACTGTTCACCAACTATATCAAGCGGAATGTACGTTCCGTTGACAATGGGGTTGTCTCCGCCCTGTACCGGCGGATTGTCTTCCAGCTCTCTGCACTCATTGATGGTAGCAATGCCCTTGTCCACCTTTTGTGCAAAAATTTCCGTCTGTGTTTTGCTGTCTGTCCGCAGTAACACCTTGTCATTGAATTTGTAATAAAATCCAGCTGCCCGCTGCGGATCTGTCAGGCATTTATAATTTAATTCCTGCTCAATTTGTGATATTGGAAACAGCATTGTCTCGGTCAGGAATGCCAACTGCTGTTGCTCGCTGTTTGCATAGCTACTCTTTGAATAGTCGTTGATCTGCGTGGGCTTGATCCCGAACGCTGCCGCAAGCTGCAAAGCACCGTACTGTTTCAACTCCAAAAATTGGGCGTCGGACAACTTAAAGTCGATTGGCTCCAGTTTGAAGCCCGGTGGTACCGGAATAATGCGCCCGGCGTTGCTGGCACCTGCACCAAATTTTTCAAACTGCTCAATCAGTTTCATTTTGGCGCCATCGCTTAACTCACCTGTGTAATTCAGCACTGCTTTGCCGGTCATGCCATTTTTGAACAGCTTATTTTGGTATTCTTGGGCAGCAATTTGACCGTCTACGGTGGACCGCAGCAACTCCAATACTGACGCACCACGGTAACCGTCAAATGTAAAGAAGTTTTTGAAATGTAGCACGGTGTCCGGGTCAAAGATATAGCTGTGCCCGGTGTAGCGGTCTTGGTACCAGTAGTACAGCCCGCCGCCGTCCGTTCCGAAGATACCTGCGTCGTCCACAAGCAGATTGACCTGATTAGACGGCATAATCCACAAGCCCTTGGCCTTGACGGAGCCGCCATACTTCTGTCTGGTGAAATCTTGCTGCACCCACACATAGGCGTTTCCGTAGTGGTCCAGGTTCGCCGACACGCTACTCCAGAATGTGGCCGGGGTCATATATGGGTTAGGCCGCTCTGTCAGCAGCACCGCCATATCGTCCTTTTTGGCCGTTTCGATCTTGCCCTCGGACTTTTGGTAAAACTTCAGTGGCATTGATCCCAAAGTCTCGGCCTTTTTTTTGAGACATATGTAATAGGTCACATCGTTTTGCGGCCGCTTACCGGTTGTTTGAATGCCCAGAAATTCCATAAGGCTTTCGTCCCCCGGCGAAGTGCTTTGCAGTACAAAGGCGTTTCGTACTGCCGTTGCGTTTTTTCGCAGATTATCAAAAAATGGCATTTGATTTCGCTCCCATCAGTGAAAGATATTCTTCAACCACGTCGTCCAAGTTGACCGCCTGCTCCTCCTGCATTGCCATTATCCAGGCGTCGATCAGCGCGTCTACCGGGTCGATACGGTCCGTCTTGACTTCCTTGTCGATCTTGACCTCCCCATAGGAATTGCCCACCGTCTTGGCGGACAGCATGGAGCGGGTCAAAAGGGCGTCGTCGCCGTTATACTCCACATGCCCTGCCTTGATCTCCAGCCGTAGGTCCTCCGTAGGGGTTGATAGCACCCGGTGCGTTTGCGTTACGGACAGGCAGGGGGCGATCTCCTCCAGGTCTGCCAGAAATGCAGAAGCGTTGTGCGGGTCGTAACAGATGACCTGTAGATCCAAGTTATAGTCTGTAATCAGCTGTTTTAGGTAATTGAGAATGTATCGGTAGTCTGTTTTTACACCGCCCATGGTCTCCGTTACCGTAATCAGACCCTGCCGCACCCACACATCGTATGGTGCGTCGTCCGACTGTATATGTTCTTCCAGCCGCCTGGACGGCATGAAGCTGTGACTGAAAACAAAGTACCGTTTTTCGCCGTCCACATAGTAGGGGACAACGATACTTAGACTGGTCAGATCGCCGCCGGAGGACAGGTCCAAACCGGCGTAAGCCTTGGAACCGATAAAGTCCTTTAAGGTTCGGTTTGACGCACCTGCCGTCCATTCTTCGGCGTTGTCGATGTAGTTGTTGCCCGCTGCTTGGATCCAGCAGTTCAGCTGCTTTACAACGAAGTCACGGAGGGTGTCTCCGCCCTCCCGCCGGGCCTCGTTGGCTGTGGCGATCATGTTACCCAGCAGATCCGGCCTGTCTCGCAGCAGGGGATTTGACTTTAGCCAGTTGGTCGATTCAAAATAGTCGTCTCCCTGGTCCATTTCTGCAATGAAAACGAATCGTGTTGGATTATCGAAAGTGCCGTCCAAGATACTGCAACAGGTCTCGTACATCTTGTGGCAAGGATATTTGAGATTGAACCCGGCAGTGGTAATAACGCTGATCAGGCAGGATTGCATAAACTTTGTGCCGCCCTCCAGCAGCTTATAGACCTGGTTGTTTTTATGAGCGTGGTATTCGTCCACGATCCCCAGGTACGGCCGGAAACCGTCTATCCGCTTGGTGTCACCGGACAGAGCGCGTATGCGGCTGCCGGTCAGCTTACAGTCAATGGTTGAGTTGTGTTCGTGCACATTGAACAGTGCCTCCAGGTCGTGGTCGCTGCGGATGAACTTCACCACTTCGTTGAATACGATCTTGGCCTGGTCTGTTTTGGTGGCTGCGCAGTAGATCTGTGCATATTTGTATTTTGTAAAGTTGCCATAAAATGTGGCCAGGATCCCATTAAGTATGCTTTTGCCCTGCTGCCTGGCCAGTTGTATGTATGAGGTCCGGTACCGGCGATGGTTGCCGTCTTTTGTGCGCCAACCGTGCAGGCTGCCAAGGATAAACGCCTGGAAGTCAGCGCAGACGAACGGCGTTTCTTCGTCGCCCTCGGCAATGGTCAACTTCTCGGCAAAGTTGATGAGGATCTGCGCTTGTCGTGGGTCGAAGTAATAGGCAAACGGCGCCAGGTCACTTTTCTGCATGTCATCTAAGTGGCGCTGGCAGGCTTGGATTTCTCTTTTCCCGACACCTGCCACTTGCCCGCTGCACACCCGCTTGGCGTAGTCTGTTGTGCGATCAGTCAGCAACATCATCACCGACCAGGAATTTATTGACCGGCTGCTCTTTTTTCTTTGGTGCCACCAGGCCGAAGCGGGCGCTCATTGTTAGGCCGAAGTCGGCTGCGCCCTGCCGGCATTGCTGCCATAATCGGCTGCGGGCAATTTGCAAATTCTCGTATGTAGAGTTGTATGCCAGCGTAACGGTGCCGTCCGGTCGTTCAATTTCTTTCATCATCTGTGTTTTCGTTAGTTGTTTGGTGACTTCCAAGAAGTCCCGCTCTACCACGACCAGCCGGAACAGTGCCTGGCTGTCCAGGTTGCTGACGGTGTTCTCTCCAAGCCGCCGCAGTTCCGCAACGATCTCATCGAAACGCTGTTTATACTTCCTTGGTGCTCCTTTTGGGTACTCAATATGGTCCGCCGGAGCGACCAGCTCCGCTTGCTTGCGCTCTTCGATCTCTGCTTTAGTCAAGTGTTTCTTGCCTTTGGCTATAATGGCGTCTGTTGACTGCCTTTTTCCTGCCATTCCGGTCGCTCCTTTCCGTAATACTTCATAAATGATCTATCTGTCAGGTCTGTAAGCCTTTGATCCTCCGTGGGGAGTTTTCTCCGTAAGAAAGAGTGGGCGCGACTATCCCCGGGGTGTCCCAAACTTCCTTTGCCCCCCCCTCTGCTCCGCCTCGAACCGCTCCAGCAGCCGCCGCAATAGCTGCTGCGTTTGCTTTTTTTCAGTGATAGAAGAGTCATACAGCGCCTCAATCTTGTTGTGGTTGGCGTTGGTGAGAGGGAAAAGGTTGCGCTGGTCGCAGCGTTTGCTCCAGTCCTCACTTAGAGGCACAATATGATGGACCATCTCGGCGTATTGGATCACACCATCAACATATAGCGCATACAGATCCAGTCCTCCGGCGTGTTGCAAGCGGAGCGCTCTTGCTTTGCGCCATTCGGCGCTGGTGTAGAACGCATACGCTCTCTTGTCTCTCCGGGTTGCGTTGTACTCCTTGTGACGGTCTGCCGCGTGCTGTGCACACTCCGGGCACATCTCCAGCGCCTGGGGAATGATCTTGCCGCAACGGCACATTTTAAGCAGTGCCATTCCAATGCCCTCCCTTACATTTCATTGTAGTGAATAGTTTTGCTGTGCACCATACAAGAAAAAAACACGAAAAATACAAGAAAAAAACAAAGAAAAAAGAGGGTGGATACCCACCCCCCTAAGGTTTAGCGCAACGCCTGCACCCCATATAAATACACGGCCAGCCGCTTGTTGATTTGGTTAATCCAGTTGTGCGGCGTGTTCTCGTGCGTTTCCATCTGCTCGGCGATCTGTTCGTAAGTCTTTCCATTGATGTACTTAAGACGAAACGCCACCATCTTCTGATCTTCGCCGACCGCCGCATAGTCCTGCGCGATCTGTTCCAGCGCTGCGTCTATCCGGCTTAGCAGGCGGCGCGTGTCCTCTTGACCCTCCTGGTCCTCCGGCTGCACCTGCGAGTCTACATAGGCCTGCATTGCTCTGTAGTTTGCCATCAGTGCTTTTGTTTTCTTGACCGCTTCGTTCTTCTTTTTGTGCGCCATTTTTCCCTCCTTTCGCCCAGCGTCTGCTTAGCCGTGATGACCAGCAGACACAGTGCAAACAGTATTGCCCCTGCCACCACTGCCGTGGCGGCTAACAGCAGCAAGTGGATCAGCAAACGGAACAGCAGCAAATTAGCCACGGCCAGGTACTCAGCCATTCCGGTCACCGTCCTTGATCTGTTTGGCTTTGCCAACCGTGATCAGCAGCGCTGGTACATCTCCTCCAAAAACGAACTTGAGCCCTTTGATCTGGTGGCGCCACATCGCTGCACCCCGCATTTGAACAACACCGAGCTGAACTTCTGCGGCCGGCTCAAACTGGGCAAGGTAGCCTTGCAGGTCTGCCACCTTAAGCGTTTCTGTTCTTTTCTTGTTCCACAAATGCTTTTTTATTTCTTCCATGTTTTTCTCCTCTCCAGCCTACAGTTCGTCGACCACTCTTTCTGCGCAATACTTCGTCAACTCATCATGAAGCGGCTGGGAAACTTGCATTGATAGTTCTATGATCTGTGTCTTTGGCTTATAGTTGGCGCACCACACTTCCATGTTGTTATAGCTCATTCCCATTAGGGCGTATGGGCCGTAAATGGTTATGCGGCGAAAACACACATCGCAGTGGTAACATTGCTCGCAGGTCATTGTGCCACCTCCAAATTCCGTGCAGTCGACTGCAAAACTTGAATAACGGCGGCGGAGAGCTTGGCGCCGGTGGCCGGATCCTTGGTAGTGATCTTGCCAATCAGCTCCTGCACCTTTGCAGCGGTTTGTTGCAGCTCGGTGAAGTACACCCGGCAGGCTGCCACATCCGTGTCTGCGCCAGCTGCCTTGGCTTGCCGAACAGCGGCGTCCAACTTGGTTGCGCTACTGTCCAACTGCCGTTTCAGGTCTGCCTTTTCCTGCTCCAGCTGTTCTACAGTGGCTTTGGCTTTCTTCTCGGCGTCTGCCTTTGCCGTTGCCAACTTAGCATTGTATTCCTTGGCGGCTTCCCTTTCCGCTTCCTTTCGGATCGCCTCCGGGTCCGGCGCTGCGTC